GCGTCTTGCTTGTCTTATGTATTACAAATCATTGAAGATGACCTTATTATGAATGCTTCTAATAAGTTAAAACAATTAAACTATGTAGTAGACACATTATGTTTTGACGGGTTGCTAGTAAATGCAACCAACTTATCGAGTGAATTATTGGGAGAGTTGTCGTCGTATTGTTATGAATGTAGTGGGTATAAAGTAGAGTTTTCGTTTAAACCAATGGAAAAGCATTATGAATGCGTGGATGAAGAGTTTGATGTGAGTGGTTATGAATACAAACATTTAGACGAATATGAGCAACGCTATTGTGGAACATTGGAGGGTGGATGTAGTGAAGAGACCTATCAAATCCGTAAAGGGTATTTGGAACATTTCCTATGTAAAGTCCAACAACCTGAACCGATGTATGTATTCACGAATGGGAAACATAAAAAACCTGAATTGCTGTCCCCTACTCAATGTGGTTTGTTGTTAAAACCAATTTTGAGTGGTAAAAAGAATAGTGCTGGAACACCAATCGGTTTCTATGAACAATGGGCAAATGACTTGGACCATAGATTGTATAGAACGTTTGACTTTATACCCTACAATGTGAATCAACCAGTGGAAGATGAAAAAATATTTAATTTGTTTGAAGGATTTAATCCAAACATCTATGGCGAAGCAATGGATAAAGATACAATCACCAAGAAAATCACACCTTATTTGGATTTGGTTCAAGAACTATGCGGAGGGGATGACGAACATGCTATGTATTTCCACCGATTTATTGCTCAACTATTCCAAGACCCAAACAAGAAAGTCCCCATTTGTATTATTTTCAAGGGCAAACAAGGCACTGGTAAAAATATGGTTTTGGATGCGATTGGTAATATGTTGAATGGTTGCCATTACATAACGTCTTCCAAACCAAACGACTTCTTTGGCGAACACGCAGAGGGGTTTTGTAAAAAGTTATTGGTGAACTTGAATGAAGCAGAAGGTAAAGACACGTTTGACTTTGAAGGACGCATTAAATCCTTCATTACGGAAGATACAATCACTATCAATCCAAAGAACGTGCGACCTTCTACCATTCGTAATGTAGCACGAACCATTATTACCACACAAAAAACAAACCCAGTACCTATTGATGTAAAGTCCAAAGACCGACGGTATGTGGTATACCAAACTACAGACATCTACTTGAAGAAGTCATCTAAGTTTTGGACTGGGTTATATAATCATCTACGCAAACCTGAAGTAATGAGTGCCTTATACCAATGGTTTATGGCAATAGACTTGACCGACTATGATTGGATTAAACGCCGACCGATTACAGAAGCATACAAAGAAATGTGTAATCTATATAGTCCCATTGAAGCGTTGTTTTTTGAGGAGTTCTATGACAAAGAGCAATGGAAGGATTTGGAATTGGACGGCGACAAAGATACGCATATTACCATTCCTATGCAAGATTTGTTTAATATATATGAAACCTTTTGTAAGCGCAATCGGTTTTTAAAAGACGATACCAAAGCCACATCGTCCCGTTCCTTCATTGCGAAGTTAATTGACTTGGAACTCCCTATCACAAGGTATAAAGCACATGGGACTAATTCTATTAAACTAATACCACAAGAGGTATATGATTACATTGACAAGAGACGCTGGATAAATGGATACAGAGATGATCAAGAAGAGATGGAATATGTGGACAAGGGTGAAGATGCTAATGAAGGTTATTTTGATTAACCTGTGAAATCGGGGGGACTTGGGGGACTTTCCAGCGAAAAAAAATGATTTGCCTTGGACTTTTTTTATAAAGTTGTTTTGAAAAAGGCCCAAGGAACTCCAGCGTTCAGGGCCTCAAAAGTCCCCCAAGTCCCCCCGTTTCCATATGCGTAAGATTTACATTCCATTAACCAACTATGCTAGGTTTAAAAAACTTTTGAAAAACTTTATAAAAATTGAAATAGATTTTTAATATATTTAATAGTATGCCTTATACCAATATCCTACAACTCTCAACCATCAAGTATTTAGATTTACTTGACGACGTACCTTATAAGATTATTAAGATTATGATTGATGAAGGCGATGATGAAGACACTTATGATGTAGAAATAACAGATTTAGAATGCGACAGAGTTGGATATTGTAAAACGCAGTTTAAATTGACTTTACCAGTAAATATTAGTCAAGGGACTTTACCTTTATATGTAAACAAGACATTTACAAGTGTAAAAGAGTATAACACCAGTAGCGGTATTGCTTTGACTATGTTAGACTTATACTTATAGATGCTTGGGAGTTTCACCAATATATTGATTGGTTACTGCTAGTTGGTCTACGTAATCGATTTTTAACATAATATCTAATCTATCGTCAGCATCTAATACAATCTCTTCACCATCTTCGTTTTCTAATACAAATTTTGCTCGTTTAAGATTATCATTGTTAAATAACTGTATTTGGTCGGCGTGGATAAGTTCAAATACTATATTTTCTGTTGTTCCCGACGAAGTAATGTTATTTGTGCCTTGCGACAACATAGCAATCACTGGGATACTATTGGAAGATGAAGCGTAGTTCATTACTGGTAAATCTATTTTAAGTCTCACGGCATAAAAGAGAGCAATATCACCAAAGATTAATTTAGCGGAAGACACACTTATATAGCATTCACGAGAAGATTGCGACAAGGTTGGCAGGTTGTCCCACACGCTTAAATTGCGTTGAGCATTTTCTAAAAACAAGTATTTGGAAGGCATATACTATACGACATTATTTTTTATTTATTTGAAGTATAATTTGGTATCATGGCTATTGACTTTTAATACCCTAAAGAAAGATTTCGCGGTTTTGTAGATGCGGGTCTTCTTATTCACGTCGCTATATTTGATTACGTTTTTTGTATCGTCTATCAACTCTTTAATTGTAGTATACATCCACATACAATTAAATTGCTTACATTCTTGATCATTAAAGATTAGCAATATGTACATAGTATGGGTGTATATTTTATTTTATTCGGGTTTTTGTGGGAAGGCCATTCCTTCTGTCCACACAGTAGGAAAGTCTCTAAGCGCCTGTCTATAGCTTAACCAAGCTTCTTTATTTGCACTTGGAAAGTCTGGTAAGGCACGATAATCGCTCTCTTGTAATAGCCGGTTACGCTCTTGTCTCATTATTATCTTTTTTCAAGTCTCCCCATAAACTTTCTAAATGTTCTTGGGTTGGTTTAGCTAAGGTATCGTCGTACCATAACAAAGTATCGTAGGTATCACTACAAGTCCATTCTTTGTCAATATAATACCTCATCAATATTTTGCTATAGTCCATATATACTATAATAAGAAAATATTCTCAACCTAATAAATATCCACCAAAATGACAAAATGGGTCGATGGGCATATTGACAGGTCCGTCGAATCTTTCCACATACATCGTTTGTCCTATATTAAGTGGGTAATAAAACGAAGTCGTAATTGTAGTATTACCCTCGTTGCCCGGTTCCGGGACTGGATAATGGAATGCAGTGCCCGTACTAATTCTTTGAACTCGGGTTGAACCACTAAAAAAATCCACTCTAAAACCAGTCTCTCCGTAGGTAAATAATTGTGTGTAAAAAAAGTATGTTCCTGTAACAGGGGCGGTAAATGTATATGTGGTGTTGCTATATCCATTTCCAACATTTTCTAATGTTTTGTCGAATGGTAATATTATATTAGTATTTACAACTGCGCCAGAAGCTCTTGATGCTCTAAATCTAACTTGATTAGGTGCGGATATAATACCACCAATAGACACAAATCCTTCCACGAAGAGAATGAGAGCATTTAAATTACTTGAATTGACTGTGGAAAAGTTAGTCTCGGCTGTAGTAGATAGGGTATTGCCATCGATGGATATATTTGTCCCGCAATAAGCGTCTGTTGATACCCTACTATATTAGAGGCGTTGATTTCGCTGACATTTACTACTGATGCATTTAAATCTTCGTCTAAGTTTATATAGGAGGCGTTGATGAGTATTGATTCAAAAGACTGGATATACCCAGACCCAAAGTCGCAATCGGCTCCAATGATTTCACTCACATTTACAACATTGCTACTGTTAATAAATTCCGCAGTTACGCTTGAAAAGTTAGCGACGGCTGTAGTTGATATAGTATTCCCATCGATGGTTATGTTATCTCCAGCCAATAATGTCTCTTGGTATCCGCTAATATTGTCTGCTATGATTGTTGAAAAATTACCTTGACTGATGTTTGCGGTTCCACCACAATTGATATTAAATAAATTATTATTCGTTGAGGTTAATCCTATGGATACAGAAACCAAGTCTAAACTGGCTATACCATCTACGTTCAACGAACAGGTATTTAAACTGTTGGTTACTAAATCTTCGTTTGCCAGACCCGCTACAATTTCATCAATACTCAGTAATGGTTTGGTTAGACTTAACACATTACCGAAACTTTGTAAATTAAAATCAGAGGTAAATACCATGGTGGCGGTAGATAAATTCGCACCATTTACAACAGAAGCATTTAATGTACTAAAATTAGCAACACCACTTGTCTGTAATTCATCGCATTCAAAACGAAGCCGACCGCCTGTGTGTATAAAGCGTGTTGTATTTCCATTACGAAAAAGGAAAGATGCTTCTGCGTCGTTTAAATTATCGCTTATGTTATATTGAAACGAGGTGATGGTGTCGGTGGTGATGTTAACGGAATCTAAAGCGCTTGAAGATAGATTGATAGTATATACTTGGTTAGTGTCTAATTCATCACACGCAACTTCCCCATCACAAGTAATAAAGGAAGTATTTAAATTACTTGAATTGACAGTTGAAAAGTTAGCAATACTGGGTGGCGAAGAAGATATAGTATTTCCTACGATGGTTATGTTATCCCCTGCAATAAGTGCTTCTTGG